TCTTGAACCTCCTCATCATCACTGTCTTCCTCCTCGTCATCGGATACATCGATAAGCGGGTCGAGCACATCTACTCCAAGAGGCATCGGGACACCTATTTTTACCGTATGAATATCTCCACGAATACCCGATGGCTCATCTAAATGGTCCTGATAGCTTCCCCCATTACTTCTAGAATTAGAATCAGATAGAGTGCTTCCTCCAACCTTCATAGTATTTACCTCATCCACAAGTGTTGTCATCAAATCCATAATTGCATTAATCTTGATTGTTTGCTGCTGAACCCTATTGTAAAACAAGAATGATACTGCGGCCACGAGGATACATGTTATTACAATTGACACTAAAAAAGGCAAGCTAACTAATTCATTCAACGCCATTAAAAACAATACATATTAAAAAATTATGAAATAGACGAACTCGCTCCTATTTCATACTTATTACCTCCTCAGTTGTCTTTTCTCTCTTTACACACGTATACTCAATAGATTCAATCAATATTCTCGAGCATATATTCAGGATAGTTCATCTGACGAAGAACTTCAATCCCACCATTCACTTCGTTAATACCATTCTCAATTGTGTAGTTGTACTTAATACCAGTATCTTTATCAACCGTTACGTTCATCTTATAATTTACTACACACTCGTGTTTATCCAACTTTTTACATAAATCGTTGTAATGGGTTGTCAATATGTATTGCACATTCGGCATGTCTGCCAAATGGCGTAAATACACATATCCACATTTAACTGCCTCAGTGGGGTTTGTTCCCGAATACAACTCATCAAACAGACAAAAGTGCCGTGTCTTTGAACCCAGACGTTCTATTTTGTCCAGTATCTTCTTACATTTTCTACTCTCAGATTGAAATAGACTGTCTCGACTTGAAGTATCTGGCACATTCAAGTAACAGTGAAGAACTTCGTACGGAGTAATATGACACTTCTTATAAAAACCACAACCATATTGTTGTGTAAAGATCAGATTCGTCATCACGGTTTTCAGTATTGTCGTTTTACCAGAAGCGTTAGGACCAGTAATTACTCCGTCTTTTTCGAATAACAAGTCATTTTTTACAGGATTATTGCCTGCAATCGGCGGATACACTGCTTTTGTCATGCGAATACTTGTATCTGACTTGTCTCCGTTTTTCTCTCTTAATGTTCCATAACTCATGTTTCCATTAGTAAGATTCTCCTTGATTCCTATCATGTTTGATATATAGCCCTCGAACCCAAATGCAAATGATATTGCAGCATCGTACGTTTTACTCGTGTACAACAAATAAAACTGATGCAACACATTCCCCATGTCAGATATCTTTTTGTGAGAAAACGAAAACGGATGGATCTCATCAATCTTGTCCACTATATCGTTCAACACTTCCATGTGCTCACACATCACATCATTAAACTTCTTGTAGCTCTTGTGTGAGTTACTATAAGAGAGAAATACCTTCATCTTTGCGACAGACCCGCGAATAAAATCAGACATCTTAAAAAGTATATCGTGTATCTTGTACATATTTCGATAGAACTTCATACACACCTGTGTATTTTGATACAGAGACATGAAATATATTCCAACTGACATCAAAATGTACAATCTCTCTTGTAGACCAATATCACTAAAGCTAGTGAATAACTTACCAAGTGCATGGCGCTTCGCAACATCTTTAAAAATTGTATAGTAGTTTGACATTGACATGTCTATACCTCGTATCTTAATAATGATAAACGGCACCAACGACATAAATACGGGAACAAGCAACGCCATTATAGGAGCAGCCAAATTATACACGCTCAACGTTTGTAAAAACAACGGATTATCATTGAGAAACTCAAGCTTGTCCCAATCCACATAATGATACTTTTCACGAAAATCACGCTCAGTCTTTAACTCAGTCCACATATTAAAAATATCGTCGGGCGTTTCATCAGCATCAGCTCCACTACATTGAAACTCTGTTACATTGAACTTCTTCAGAATACGCTTAGTATCGTTTAAAAACTTGATATTTGTACTATAATATCTCGTCATATCGGGACGAACAATCTTCCCTAAATTACAGGATGAACCAAAAACATTATCCATAAGGGGGGCACACGTGTCATCTTGGACTTCCAGAAGCTCAAGGTCTTTCACTAAATCCTTGTCAAGAAAATGTTTAGTTTTTGATGCGACAAAGCAAATAGGCGGTCGAAAAGCACTTTTCACATGTTCTTCAACACCCAACTTATCATTCTTACAGGGAATATACCGTTGGGTCGAAGGGTCGTTACTGATAAATGTTTCTATTATTGGAACGGTGTCGGCATCATTCGGCATACTTCACGTTGTTGAAACTAACTATATCAAACACAGAAAATATAACTGTTGTACAAACTCAATAATCGATACATGATACAATTATTGACTTTTGAATCTCAACTACAAATACAACTA